ACTCTGCACGGCATTACCGAGGGGGCCATCCGCAAGCGCGCCAAGCGTGACGAATGGCCCCGCGACCTGGCCGCGAAGGTGCAGGCCAAGGCCGATGAACTGGTACGCAAGGAAGAGGTACGCAAACAGGTACGCGATGAAACGATTGCGTACCGCGAGAGCGAGGCTGTAGCCATCGGCGCCAAGCTGGTGGCCGAGGTCAAGTTGTCGCACAAGACCTCGCTGACCCGCATGCGTACCCTGTGCGACACCCTGATGGGCGAGATCGAGGCCGAGACGAACAACCCGGGCCTATTCCAGGAACTGGGCGAGTTCCTACGCGGTGAAGACGACGCGGCCGCCGACAAGCGGGCCGAAGTCTACCGCCGCGCCATATCGAGCGCAGGGCGTCTGGACGGCGCCAAGAAGCTGGCCGACATGTTGAAGGTGCTGATCCCGCTGGAGCGCGAGGCCTACGGCATCTTGCCGACGCCCCAGCAGATCAACCTGAACACCACGCCGCGGAAGGCTGATGACCTCACCGACGAAGAGCTACTTACCATCGCAACAGGAAGCCGCCCGGGAACTGCTGATCCGGAGGCGGGCGAGGGCTGACATCCTCCAGTACGCCAATGCGATCGAGGTGCCGGGCCGGCCTGTGGACGAGGAAGACCCGGACACGGAGTTTTTCGAGCCCATCGAAACGACGATGGCAACACATCACCGCCTGCTACTGGCGAAGCTGGAAGAGACCAGCCAGCGCCGGCATGGGCGGATGATCGTGTGCATGCCGCCGGGCAGCGCCAAGTCGACGTATGCGTCGGTGGTGTTCCCCTCCAAATACCTGGGCGCCACGCCGGGCCGGCGCGTCATCCTGGCCAGCTACGGCGACGACCTGGCCCGCAAGATGGGGCGCCGCACGCGCTCGATCATCAACCAACCCCGCTACCGGAATATCTGGGGCGCGGGCTTGGTGACCGATTCGAACGCCGCCCAGGAATTCGCGCTGTCGAACGGCAGCGAGTACATGGCCTGCGGCATTCTGTCGGGCATTACCGGCAACCGGGCGCACGGCATCATCATCGATGACCCAATCAAGGGCCGCGAGCAGGCGAATTCGGACACGATCCGGAACAAAACCTGGGACGCCTACGAAGACGACCTGAAAACACGCCTGATCCCGGGCGGCTGGATTGTCCTGATCACCACCCGGTGGCACGAGGACGACCTGGCCGGCCGGATTCTGCCGACAGACTGGAAGGGCGAAAGCGGGCTGATCCGCTGCAAGGACGGCAACGACTGGGAAGTGCTGTGCATCCAGGCGCGCTGCGAGGTCGACAGCGACCCGCTGGGCCGCGCCCGGGGCGAATACCTCTGGCCGGAATGGTTCGACCGCCAGCACTGGGCGCAGTTCGAAAGCAACTCGCGCACCTGGTCGTCCCTGTACCAGCAGTTGCCAACGCCGCTGGACGGCGACCTGTTCAAGCCGGACCAGATCCAAACCATCGACGCGCTGCCAGCTGGCCGCATCGACTGGGTGCGCGGCTGGGACTTTGCCAGCACCGACGGCGGAGGCGACTTCACGGCCGGCCCGAAGCTGGGGCGCCTCCCGACCGGTCAATACGTCATCGGCGACATGGTGCGCGGCCAGTGGGGCCCTGATCGTCGTGACAAGGCGCTGGAGAACACCGCGGCCCTGGACGGTCGCCAGGTGCGCATCAGCATCCCGCAGGACCCCGGCCAGGCCGGCAAGACGCAGGTGAAGTACCTGATACGTGGCATGCCGGGCTATCGCATGGTGAGCAGCCTAGAAAGCGGTGACAAAGTGGTGCGCGCCGAGCCGTTCGCTGCCCAGGTCAACGTCGGCAACGTGCTGATGATGCGCGGCGACTGGAACAAGGCGCTGATCGACGAGCTGCGTTCTTTCCCGAACGGCAAGCATGACGACCAGATCGACGGCCTCTCACGAGCGTTCGCCGAGCTGATCACCAAGCGACCGATGAATATCAACCCCGAAGCCATGAGGCGTGCATGAAATTACTCGACTGGATCCTGCGCAGGAATGCCCCCGCGGCACCTGCGCCGGCCCCGGCCGCGCGCCGCGAGCCTGGGATGAAGATCAGCCTGGAAGCTCTAGGGAAAGCGAACATCGCGCCGGCCGAGCCTGTGCCCGCGCCGGTGGGCGAGTTCAAGCGCCCCGCGGTCGCTCCCGGCGTAGTCCCCTCCACGATGACAAAGGCCATGATGGCCCAGGACTCGGCCATGGAGACGGTTTACGCCTACGTGAGCGAGGCCTACGCCGGGATGGGCTTCATCGGCTACCCCTACCTGGCCGAGCTGTCCCAACGACCCGAATACCGCAAGATGTCCGACGTCATCGCCAAGGAGATGACCCGGAAGTGGATCAAGCTGGAAGTGAAGGGCGAAGACGACAAGAGCGACAAGCTCGAAGTCATCGAGAAGGCCATGCGCAAGCACCGCCTGCGCTCCAAGTTCCGCCTGGCGGCCTTGCAGGATGGCCTGTTCGGTCGGTCGCAGATCTACATCGACGTGAAGAAGCCCAGCGGCACGCTGGCCTGGGCCGACCCTGACGAATTGCAGTCGATCCTGGTCAAAAGCCCGGCGAAGATCACCAAGGGCGCCCTGGCGGGCTTCAAGGTCATCGACCCGGTCTGGACCACGCCATACCTGTACAACAGCGACAACCCGATGCGCCCGGACTTCTACAAGCCGACGTCCTGGTTTGTCCTGGGGCGCCAGGTGCATTCGAGCCGCCTGTTGAACATTGTGTCGCGCGAGGTGCCGGACCTGCTGAAGCCGTCCTACAACTTCGGCGGGATGTCCCTGACGCAGTTGACCATCCCCTACGTCAACAACTGGCTGAAGACGCGCCAGGCAGTCGCCAACTTGATCGACGGCTTTTCGGTGGGGGTCTTCAAGAGCAATCTGCAATCGCTGCTGTCCGGTGAGCCCGGGGATGACGTTTTTTCTCGGATCGACGTCTTCAATCGAACCCGCAGCAACCGCGGGACCTATGCGATCGACAAGGACACCGAGGAGTTCGGTTTCGAGAACGTGCCTCTCTCGGGCCTGGATGCGTTGCAAAACCAGTCGCTCGAGCAGCTTTGCGTGGTGCCCGGCATCCCGCTGGTGAAGTACACCGGCATTACCCCCAGCGGCTTGAATTCGACCGCCGACGGTGAAATCCGGGTGTTCTACGACGAAATACTCTCGGTGCAGGAAGCTGTGTTCCGCGACCCGCTGCAGCAGTGCCTGGAGGTCATCCAGTTGGACGCCTTCGGCGAGATCGACCCCGACATCACCTTCAGCTTCGTGCCGCTGTGGCAGCTGAGCCAGAAAGAGCAGGCCGAGGTGCGCAAGCTGGACGCGGACACCGGCGCAGTGCTGATCGACTCCGGCACCATCAGCCCGCAGGAAGAGCGCGAGCGCGTGGCGGCGGACGAGACGAACGGCTACCACTCGCTGGACCTTGGCGACGATGACGACGACGGGGTGCCGGATGCTGTGCCCGGCGCGCCGCCGCCCGTGGAAGACGAACCGCAGGAAGACGCCAATGCCTGATCTCGTATCCCCGACTGGCCGAGAGGTGCCGCTGCGCCCCGTGCACGCCAACCAGGGGATCGAGGCGGCCTACCGCAAGCGCCTGGACCGCCTGATCGATGAGATGCAGCGGTCCCTGGTGTACTGGCTGACGGCGGCCTACCGGCGCAATGTACCGGAGATCGCCCAGGACGAAAGCCCGGCCATGGCGCTGACCAAGATGATGCGGCGCCTGGCCAAGCAGTGGCAGCGCCGCTTCGATGAGGCGGCCCAGCCGGTGGCCAGCGAGTTCGCAGAAGGCTCAATGAGCGCGGCGGACATCACGCTGCGCAACGCCCTGCGGCAGAAGGGCTTCAGCGTGCAGTTCCAGCTGACGCGGGCGGCCAATGACGTCTTCCAGGCCACCGTGCAGGAGAACGTCGGACTGATCAAGTCGATCGCCGCCGAGCACCTCCAGGACGTTCAGGGAATGGTCATGCGGTCGGTCACGCAGGGCCGCGACCTGGAAGGGCTGGTCGAGGACCTGCAGAAGCGGTACGGCATCACCAAGCGGCGCGCGGCATTCATCGCCCGCGACCAGAACAACAAGGCCACGGCCACCATCACGCGCGTGCGCCAGCAGGGCCTGGGCATCAAGCAAGCCAAGTGGCGGCACTCGCGCGGCGGCAAGCACCCGCGCAAGTCGCACCAGGAAGCCGACGGCCAGGTCTACGACGTGGACAAGGGCATGCTCATCGACGGCGAGTACATCCGCCCTGGCGAGCTGCCCAATTGCCGCTGCGTGGCCATCAGCATCATCCCGGGATTCGAAGAATGAACCAGCAGAACCACCACGGCTTGGCCTTCGACCGCGCCACCGTCCGCCGGATCGACGTGGACGGCCGGATGCACGTCGAGATCAGCAACATCAGCAAGGCCACGGTCAACCCGTACCGCGGCAGCGAGATCCCGGAATGGGAGACGCTGGGGCTGGACCCCAACCGCATCTACTTCCTGCTGCGGGACCCTGAAGAGTTGGCGCGCGCGGCGCCGACCTTCAACAACATCCCGCTGCTGTCCAAGCACATCCCCGTCTCGGCCGCCGAGCCGCAGAAAGAATTCGTGGTCGGGGCCACCGGTTCGAACGCCGGATACCTGGCGCCGTACCTAAAGAATTCCCTCGTCGTATGGGACGCCGTTGCGATCGCGCTTATCGAGTCAGATGAGCAAAAGGAGCTTTCGAGCGCCTATCGCTACCGTGCCGATATGACGCCCGGCATGTATGAGGGCGTCGCATACGACGGGGTGATGCGAGACATCCGCGGCAATCACGTCGCGCTTGTCGAAGTGGGCCGCGCAGGCCCGGACGTCGTCGTAGGCGACAGCAGTACCCTCAACCCTTCGGAGATCCCGAAAATGAAACTGAGCAAAACCGCCGCCGTCGTCGCCGGGGCACTCGGGGCGCATATCCGGCCCCGGCTGGCCCAGGACGCGGCACTGGGCGACCTGACCCCCTTCCTGAAGGGCGTCAGCCGCAAGAGCCTGAAATCGGAACTGCCGCGCATCGTGCGCGCCATGCAGAACCACTTCAAGGGCAAGTTGGCGCAGGACGCCGATCTGGAAGACCTGAAAGAGGTCATCGAGGTGTTCACCGCCCCGGACGTGGCGCCGATCGGCGAAGACGAAGACGACGCCACCGCGCCGGACGCCCTGGGCAACGATGACGAGCTGATGGGCAAGATCCGCGAAATGCTGGGCGAGAAGCTGGGCCCGGACGAAGCCGCGCGCGTCATGGCCGCCCTGGGCGAACCGCCGGCCGCCAAAGACGAGCCGCCGCCCACGGAAGGCACGCCCGCCAAGCCCGTGACCCAGCAGGCCATGGACGCCGCCCTGTCGAAGGCCCAGAAGGCGGGCGAGCAGGCTGCCGTCAAGCGCATGACCGATATCCGCACTGCCGAGCAGGAATGCCGGCCCATCCTCGGCGAGATCGTCGCCCAGGACTCGGCCGAGGCGGTCTACAAAATGGCCCTGGACGCCAAGGGCGTCGACCTGACCGATACGCCGCCCACGGCGTACCGCGCGCTGGTCAAGATGGCTCTGGCGCAAGACCAGGCTCCCCAAACCCCGCGTATGGCGTTGGATGCTGGGGCTCAGAAGAGCTTCCGTGAACGCTTCCCGCATATTCCCAAGGCGATCTAATCATGGGCTTCCAGAAACAGGTCTACATCGAACCGGCCGCCGCGGTTGCCGGCGACTTCGCCAGCTCCAACCCGCGTTCGACCGTCTTGGCAGGCCAGGGCGCCTTGGTGGCTGACACCGCAGGCGTGACCGTTGGTCGCTTCGCCTGGGCGGATGCCACCGGCAAGGTCACGAACGCCGGCTCCGGCGTGCCCACCGGCTTCGTGCACCGTGAGCAACAGGGCGTCATCACGGTCTTCCTGGCCGAGTCCACCATGCTCATCCCGGTCGGCCTGGGCGTCACGCTGCACAACGGGGGTGACTTCTGGGTCGCCACGAAGACGGCGGCCACCATCGGTCAGAAGGTCTTCGCGTCCAACACCGACGGCACGGTATCGACCCCGTGCCGTCGGTGTTGGACGCGAAGACCTTCTGACC